TAGTGTCGATCTGGCAGCGAATCAGTGACGAGAAATCACGGAAGACGATTGATTGATTTGCCCCGGTGTTGTGCAGGTGCATATCAATGAAATGCACGTAGTCGGTGGCGCCTACGGTCCCGTCGTAAATCGACCAACCGCCGTTGTTGCCGTCCATGCCTCCGATCCCGCCGTCCTCTGCGACCTGGCTGTAGCCACGGATAATGAGTGGGGCATCGACTGCCGGCACGTACCCGGCCAGGTTCAACACGCCGGTTGTCACGTCTTCGACGGTCGGTTGCTCACCCGGTTCTTGGTCGCTCTTGACATTGATCTGGTCACCGTCGACGGCGTTGCGCACCGGCGGTTGGATTGCCGTGATAGCCACCTGCACGGTGTCCCACGGGTCGATAATCGTCCCCGTACCGCCGGGGGCCGCTGCTGGATCGACGTAGTATTGACTTGGAACGCCCATGGCTTAGCCTTGTACGTGGTAGTTATCGCTGGCTGCCATTTCGTACCAATTCAAGGACAGGCGGTGTATGGTATCGTTTATCGTCCGGTTGGTGAGAATAATGATATATTCAACGGATGGTAATAGTATCAACTCCCGTTGACCTCGATACTGTGCATTGAGGATTGATCCAAACGGCGCTCCGGCGGCAATCGCAAGAATTTCCGTGTGAAGTGTCAATCCGCCTGCGGCGGCAAGGGCAGCCGCTGCCCCTTCAGCAACGTCGAAACGAGACACCGAACCAACAACCGGAACCGTCTCTATAGTTGACAGTAAGCTAGTTGCTGCGCTACTCCGGTCGCGGTTGCGAACAGCTAGATTGGTTTCCTGATCGAGGGTAGCGTTCGTACTTTCACGAATCGCAAACGTGCTATCATCGTTGGCCCAGGCATCCACGAGCATGTGAATCCTGGCCTCTGCTGCGGTAGGCGTGTTGAAGGCGATGGCCGTTTGCTCCCCGATGTTAGTTGGCGTTGTTTGCTGGTAGAACGCCGTAAATGCCTGCCCCCGGTGGATCATGTGATGGTCGTAGTCGACTTCGACAACGGCCCCTGTTGTTCGTTCGAGTGGTAGCGGCGGTGCGCTCATGTGTTTCTCCTATCCGAATACGATTGAGTGGTGTTCGACGGCACCTTGCCGCTTCAGGATCATTTCGTTCAACTTGTCGAGATCAGCCACCTTTGCAGAATAGTGGGCGTCCCAGGAAATCGACCGGCCGCCAACCGAGTAGGTCGACTGCGGGGTGATGTACATCGTTGCGATATACGCCTCCAGTGCCTCCCTTGCAGTTATCAGGTTGGCAACGCTCATGGTTTTTCTTCCTTCTCCCCCGCCGGACAGACCGGCCACTTCCGGCAGGGGAGCGTGTCGAGACTACTCTTGATGTGCGCCAGGTCATTCGTCATGGCTGTCAGGAGCCGCTTCACAATCCACGACAGGATTGCAATCAGCGCCGCACACAGGGCGATCACGCCGGTCTGCTCGTTCACTGGAACCCCTTTGCGTTAGGCGGTTCCGTCGGATCGGATCATGTAGCGAGGCTCGCGGACACCGCCGATTCCCTTATAGGAAACCTTAAATCGAGTTACGATGTCTGACATGAACATTGCCTCATTGTTGTTTGGCGCTTCTTCGATCACCAGCGGCCAGATTTGTTTCCAGATGAAGGCTTTGCGGGGGTTGCCGATAAACCAGTGGGCTTCGGCCAAGTCCCGCGTGTTGCTGGTTAGGCCGCCGTTGCCGGTGTGGTGGATCAATCGCCGCGTAACCCATTCGTTCGTTCGCAGCGTAAGCTTCCAGGGAATCCGGTTCCCGCCGGACGATGCAATCTCCATCGCATCGGGCGCAGTGGCCCGCGTCAGCGCTTGCTGCAACGTAACGCCAACGTCCGTCAGGATTGCCCCGGCGGTCCAGGAAAGCGTCGGGCAGACGATCAACGTGTCAGGATCGTGCATTAACGGCTCGCCGATGTTCGGTTCGCTCATCGCGTTCCACAATGCCGACGCGGCTTGGATGTCGGTATAGTTCACCAAGACATCGGTGATGATGTTGTCAAAGTACGACGTGCCGGCGATGTTCGCATAGGTGTTGCGCGCAATGTCGTTTCTGACGTAGGGATTTACCCCGCCGATCACCACGTCGATGATCGCCTTCTCGCGGCGGATCGCCAGGCTGGTGCCGAGACTCCGGCCGCGTTCGATCAAGATTCCCGTGCGGTCGCCAATGATCGCTTCTCTCGTGATCCCCAGGACCTTGCCGTGCTTCTCCGCGCGCGGGATGCGAACCTTTTCTTCTGCCAAGCCAGCCAGGGGATAGTCCTGCCCTTCTCCGATTTCGCCTTGATTGTCATCGGCGTCAACGGTGATTCCGGGAATGAGTTCGTCTTCCTGGAGATTTGAGGGCATCGTGGTACAGAGAAAGTCTCCGATCAAGGTGTCGAGTTGCATCGCCTCATTGATTGCAGAGAACAAAATCTGCCGGTTGATCGACGAAAACGCGGACGTATCGACGGAGGCAGCGTCTTCCAGAACCGTTTTCCGTCGAGGGTCCAGGCGGTTCACAAACTCGTGGCCGTTGGGAATCAACTGTTCGGCCATGTCGCGGAGCGAGAAGTCATACGGCCCGAAGTCTTTCTTCTCGATTCCCTCCCGAATGAAGTGCAAGGTTCGAGCCTTGCCTTTTTCCTTCCATATCTTGCATAGGTCGCTTGCTGCAAACATCGTATTTCCTTTCCGCCTAGACGGCGTCGATGCGGCGCTGTGAGGCGCTCATGTAATCGAGAGTGATACTGTCGATCTGAGCGTCGCCAGCGTGAATTGCTGCGCAGAACTGCATATTGGCGAAGTTCGCGATTGTCAGGTCCGCACGTTCGTGCGCGACGTGAATGTCGTTGATCCAGAAGTCGAAGTCGAAGGTCGCAACCAGGGCCGACTTCAGGCCGACCGGGTTGCACTCCATGTGGAACCGATAGAGCGTATCCGCTTCGGCGTCCACTTTCCCGGGTGCGAGATTGCCGATCGGGCTTCTGTCGCTGTCGTCGAGTCGCTGATGCTTCTGCGGATACAGAGCATCGGTGAGGTTATCGACGATCGTCCACCATACCGCCGCGTCGAGCGCCGTGAGATTGCCGGCAGCAATACCCGCAGTCGATCCCTTCCGGTAGATGCCGAACCCGTTGAACGATGCCTTTGGGCCGAGGCCGACGTTTACAAACGGCGTGGTTTGTGAGGCGTCCATGAAACCAATGAATAGGCTCGTGGTGTCGGCAGTTACCTCGCTGTAGAAGAACAGTGCCTCGCCGACAATCGGTTTCAAGTTCTGATACAGGAAGCATTCCTGTGTGGTGTGCAGCCCGGATTCGTCGTCGTCGAGGGCAGTCGTCGGAATCAGCACTTGGCCGCCGACAGCGTCCGCAACAACGATCACTGCTGCGGTGTCGTCCCAAGAGGTGAACTCGTCGCCGGTGACGAATCCCTCAAAGTCTGATTCGACGGTGAATACGTCCCGTCGCCCGGTCATCATCGGGGATTTTTTCATCTGTAGCATGATTAACTCCTCAGGTCAGGCTGTAGCCGTGCAAGACGGCCAGCAGTTCCCCGTGTGAATTTCCAATGGTCGGTTCGACCCCTTCGACGGCTTCGATCTTCTCCAAGACCGCAATCCGTTTCTTCTCAGGTTTCTCTATCGGCGGCGCAGGCTTTGCAGCCTCCAACAGGCCGACAATCTTTGTCTCGAAAGCTCCGAGTCGTTCCTCGAAGGCGTCGACGACTTGTTTCAGTTCCATGTCTTCTTCCTCAAAAAGGTTTTGTGTGGTTGCCGGGTTATCCACCAAGTCAACCGAGTTGACCGAGATAATCTTCGTCACGACGGTTTTGCTTTCGTCCATTTCTACCACGGCGTTGTGGCTGAGTCCGAACTGTTTGCCATCGGCGTTCTCCAAGATAAACTGCGCCATGGGGTGCGATTGCTTGATGAGCAAGTCGCCGAACAGCCCGTCGCGTTCCTGGATGTTCGACAACGAACCGAAGTGGTCGCACAGTTGCCGGCTGCCCTTGCGCTTCTCCGATCCGTTGGGGTGGAAGATGAACACGCCGGCCCCTTCGTAGAGATGTTTGGCAGCGGAGAGTACCAATCGCGGATACCGGCGGCCGTTGCGGGACTGCGTGCCGATGATCTTCACGCCCTCGATCACACCGTCCTTGACGGTGGCGCGACTGTATTCGAGAACCTGGCATCGAATTGACATAGCTATTTCCTCGTCCGCTTGGTTTTCTCTCGACGATACGCGGAGGTTTTCCGATTGTTCCTCAACATCTTGATTGTCAACTTTTGCCGATGGCCGGCTACAAACTCGATGTCGTGTATCAGCCCACAATCGCAGCACGCAAACCCGAGTATATTCTTTTGTGGATTAAGCACGATTGAATCACCGGACTTTAGCTGTGGGTATTTTGTGGCCACGTCTCACTCTCTCACGTAGAACCACGATGAAACTCTATCTAAGGCATGGACGCGCCTCAGCAACCGACGGGGCCTTACGATGACTCCGACGGCCAATCCAACCAGGAATGATACAACTATCGCAGTCCACATTAGCTCACCCTTTCTTTTTCGGGTTCGGGATTGCCCTCGCCGGCCGTGTCGTCGTCGGCCTCATCGTCTCCCTGCATTCCGAGCATGATCGCCGGAGGTTGGATCGGATCGAGCGCCATATCGGCAAGCTGTTCATCCCGATCCAGGTCTTCGCGTTCCGACCACGTGCGGTTGCCGAGGATTCCATGGTCCGAGAGGATTTGATTCTTTTGCGTTTCTTCGAGCGCCTTGCGTGGAACCACCGGCGGCATTTCAACGGTGACTTCCACTTCGTCCAGGATATTCTCGCCGCCGCCGATCAGCCCGGCCGTGGCCGCGTGATCGAGCACCCGTTCCATAAGCCGCTTGTAAGCATTGCGATACCACCACTGTCTGGCTTCCATCGCGCGAACGAATGGTGCCTCGGCAACCAGAGCGGAGGCGAGGTTCGCGTTTGAGGCGTCGCCGCTCACCAGCCCCTCGGGCATCTGCCACCTGGCCCCGATGTTTCGTAGAGCCGCTTGCAGAACGTCGATCAACGCGCCGTTCTTTCCTGAGAGTCCCACCGGGCCGGCGGTGTACGTCATGCCGTTGGAAACGTCCAACCGTTCCGGGCCGTCCATGTATTGCACGGGCTTGGTCTGGCCGGTGCGAGTGGTCGTTGGTAGGGCGTTGCTGCCGAGGCCAACAGGGTCCATGCCCGGCGGATGCTCGGTAATCCACGCGATGTTCGCTTGGACCGTGGCCGACTCGCGAAGCGACCGCAACAGTTTCTTGACTCCGGGCAAGTCATTCATGTTAGGGAAGAAATCAGAGACCCCGCGCTTCGTCTGCCGGTCAACCCACTCGGTCTTGAGATGGAAAACTTTCTTGGCGTCGTAGGCTTCGCCTTTGTTGTCCGCATCGTTGTATTGACCGACCACAAAGTAGGCAAAAGGGCGAGAAGTATCTTCCTTCGTCGTCAGAATTCCAAACCGGAAAGTATGATCCTCTGGCCATCGCAATAGGGGCGATGTCGGCTCGGTGACCTGTTCCGGTTCCACCGATCGGAGGCGCAGCCAGCCCTCATCTTCATCCGGCTCCAGGATCAGAAATGCTTCCCCGTCGCGGCGGGTCCGCCGGAAGATCTCCGTTTCCCAACTGACCCAATCGTTTCCGTGCTGCCAGTTCGTCAGGAACTCGGTGGCCTCGTCGGCGAGCGGGTTGGACGCGGGCGGGACCGCCTCGGCCGGAAGACCGCCTTCGGCCGGTTGGGGGGGTTCCGGCGGGGGAGTTGCTGCCTGCCCAGGCTTCTTGCGTTCGACGACTGAATAGGAAAATCCGGTGAAAATTGCAAATTGTGTCAGCACGTCCAGAATACAGGCAGCCGTCGGGCAGAGCGCTTCCACCGTCCTGGCGGCATCCACCATCATCCAATGTTGTTGCTCAGTTCGGAAATAGGGCGGCATTCCCCCATGCTGCCGGCTGCCGGGCCGGGCTGAGTGGAAGCCGACGGCCCCGGGATGAAACAGGTCGTTGGCCGCCGACCCCAGCCCGGCAACCGACGCGCCGGCGGAGGTGAATGGATCTGAAGACGCCCAAGGATCGCATGATTCGAGCAGTTGGATAGTCTCGGCTTCAGCTTGGAGCCGTTTGAGAATGCGGTCCTCGCGCTGCAACAGGGCGAGTTGCGTCTGCTCAGCTACGCGGTGACGCTCAGAAAGCGTTTCGAGAAATGTTGGTATTTGCGCTCACTGTTTCCCCATCCCGGGGCGTCTGCGCAAATTCTACACTTTACCGCGAAAGATTACAAGAGGGGGTTTCTACCGCCGGAGGATTCTGATTTGCAGTTGTCGGTATGTCATGTGGTGGGGGGGGATTAGCTTACGCTCTGCGTCGAGAACCGCACCAATCTGATTCAATTCGAGCGGAAAGTCAAGATCGACCTCTAAATTGGTGTTTTTGCATAGCGAAATCACCTCGCCCAGGTGGTCTGTATCGACAGCAGCTACCACCGTGTCACACTCGCCGATTCCACAATCCTCCATGACGAGCCAGATTTTCATTTAGCCCCTCACGCGGTTTGATGGTGACAGGTCGATCTCGATAACGCGACCCGGCCCGTCGAGGTGTGCGCGGAACGCCATTTTGTGGCAGTCTGGAAACCGTCTCGACAGTCCAGAGCACGCAATCAACGAACTTGCATCGTGCGACCCATCCTTCCTTCCTTTGATCGGAAATGATCCGTGGGCGTCCTCTTCCGGGAGGATCACCTTTAGCCCGATCCTCCGTGAGTCCACGTCAAACAGCACGGCGACTTGGGCACCGTGGTTGAGGTGGAACGCATCCATGAATGGGCGATTCAGGCTTAGCCCGGTCTTATTCAGACTGACGCATGGAAGCTTATACCAGTCTGGACCGTACATGCCCTGCCCGCCGCCGGTCTGACCCCGCTCTAATAATTCCCAATTAACCATAGTTTCATCCCTTTCGGCCCCGGTTGTTCTTGATGCCCCTACTCTTGACCGGCCCGGGCTTCACACTCGGCATGCGTACCGATGAATACGATCGTGTCATACACGCGGACAGAATAGGTTCCGTCGCCGTGGTCGATGATCTCTACCGATTTCTTTTTCATGTCGAACTCCCTGCCGCCCACGCGCCATACTGGCGGAAGTCGTCACACTCCCGCTCGGTCAGTCTGTAGAACCCGTCGATGTTCCACTTGGAACCCCAACTATTCGGGCCGCCGATGCCCCACGTGTCGCCGTCTTGCCATAGTTCGGTGGCGCAGATCGCGTGGCCACCGCCGCCCGGCCAACGCACGCCAACCAGACACGGCCGATATTGCTGGAGCGCGGAGGCCACAGCATCGAACCCGTCTAGGTCAATCCATTCGAGCATCCGGTTTTGTTTGGCCTCGGCTTCCCAGCCCGGCGGCCAGTCAGACGGCCGCCATTTGTCCGGCGGAATCAACTGCCGGCTGCATACGCCCGTTTTCACCATCGCTTGGAGCACGTCGTCTAGCGACGCCCCGTCGCCCCAGCGGGCCACCTGGCCGTAAAGATGCTCGGGGCTCAAAACCACACGGGGCCGCCCGCGAAACGAACGCTCTGTCAGCATGACACCGCAGCCGCCGTTGGCCGTACACATCCCGTCCTGCTGACCGTAGATCGTGTGGACGTGCCGGGAGAATGACACCGGCTGCCAGAAGCGATAGTCGATCAGTTGAATTCGATCTTGACGCATTGGGAACGTACCGTCGCCGTAGACTGTCTTTCGGGGCAGGGCCCCAAATCCGATAAAGCTTGGTGGTCGTTGCATCACTTCACACCTCCGATCAGGGTTCGCATTTCCTCGATTATCGCCGGCAGCGGAACAACGCTAATCACGGCCCCGGCGGAGTCGGTCAAGCAGACCACCGGGAGCGCCAACTTGGCAGCCGCCGCTCGGACAGCTTCCGGCAGCTTCGGGTGGTCTTTGTCTTCGATCCGGTACGTCAACCCGCGGGCCAGTACCGCCGCCTGCCACACCGGATCGTCGAGAACCTTGCCCTGTACCGCCGTCCGGTCGGCTTGCTCCTCGATTATCCAGACCCCCGCCACCCTCCCTGGTGGCGGAGGGATCGGAGGGTCCGGTACATCTCCGATTTGCCACGAGCAAACCGGCACCGGAGGCGTACCCCGCACGATGTACGCCCAGCCGTCGGCCACAATCAGTTGGGCCTGGCTGTCGGGAGGAAACGGCGCGATCGAAAAGTCGGCCCCCTTGGCAACTACGACGCAGGAGACTGACGCCGCGAGCGCCAAGGGGGCCAGCAAACGGAGGATTCTGATTTGCAGTTGTCGGTATGTCATGTAACTACCTCCAGCTTGCCGTGTGCCTCGGCATCGTCCAAAAGACACGCTCGATCCTCGCCGTCCATCTCCGCAAGCATCGCCATCGCCTCATCGACTTCCTCGCGCAGGGCGCGTCCATGGAAGTATTGCTCTCTCAGAATCCGCGTTACGCCACGCCGAACGACAAACCCGCTGCGAATCATTACGTCCTCCACCTCGTCTCGGCCGCGCTCCTCCAGGCACTTCTTGATCCAATCCAGCAACGCCAAAATGAAAGCTGAATAATCCATAACTCACTCCTTACTTGGGGGTTGTTGATCCGCCGGCCGACACTCGACGCAGCGGATGTTATAAGTTCGCAACAATCTTTTTAGTATCGCGCGCAATTTTCGGACGCCTGCCCGCGGATCTGTGTCGCCAGGAAATTCTTGGAACGGCAGGCGAAGGCGGATGATGTATTCGCGGTCAATCATGGTCGGCCTCTTCGTCTTCGTCAAGATTCTCATAAGGAACCCACCCATCTTCGTACGGCCCGTTGTCGAGCTTCCAATCGTCGTAGCCGGGAATCGGCTCACACATCGTTCACCTCCGGTCCAGGGCCTCGAGTGCCGCGATCAAATCGTCGTGTCGCTGATACGCAGCGTCCGCTGTCGTTTGTGCGACGACTTTTATCGCCGCATTCCTAACGGCTTCCAGCCGCTCGATCTCCAATAGAACATCTTGTGCAACGCCGCAAACATTTACGCCGTCTATGCCCCCGCCCGCCAAATAGCGCAAAGCTGGCATCCACGTTTTCTGAATCATGGCTCTACCTCCGGGCCTGGGACTGGTTCGCGGCCGCCTTCCCACCACTTATCCAGTTCTACGAGACTGTTCGATGCTTCCTTGATGATCAAACGAGCGGTTATTCCATCACGAACACCAACGAGTTGCAGCACGAGTTTCGCAATTCGCCCAGCCCTCACGGCTAGTTCCATTTCGATGCCTCGCTCTTTAATGATACCAGCACGGTATCTGAGTTCGTTTTTATCACTCATCACTCACCTCCGGTTCCAGGGTCTCGGCGGCGGCGAGTGCCGCTTTCAGTTCCCGCAGAATCTTCGGCGCCCAGTCACGATGAAAAAGTGCTCCGAAGTATTCGCTACGCTGATCGCTAAACTTCGGACAATCTTGCCCTTCGGCAAACGCCTTATCCAGCCACCGGAATAAAATCACTTCAGGCGTAGTTTTCATGGCTTTACCTCCGACCCCGGGGTTGTTGTTTTGCCCGCCGCTGCCGTTCGCACCACTGCCCCATCGTTTCGATCCGCATCGGCATGGCCGTCGTCTTCGCATACTCCCTCAGGTCTTCCACGGTCTCGCAGGCCCTGGAGCCCATCGCCCACTTGCCCGACGGAGTCACCGCTCGGGGCCGGTCGGCCGGGAGTTCGACGTCGCGTGGGCCTAGTTCTTTCAACACATCTGCAATCACGCCCCGGGCCGTGGCCCTGTCTTCCTCGCTCATGTCCTCCCATCGTTTCGGGTCGTCGTCGTTTTTTGGGAAGTCAACCGGGCGGTTGGTCCGATGGTCCCGGATGATCCGAAGCACTGCCGGCGGAATTTCGCCGTATGGGCACCCGCCGTCTTTCCATAGCTGCCGGGTGGCGGATATGGCATCTTTAAGCTCTGCCCTCCTCACAATCGCCCACCATTCGCCCATGCGGTCGCTCTTCTGGCGGCCTCGCATGGTGTCGAGCCAGGCCACGAACCCGGGAAAGAACGTCCCGAGTTTCCGGACCCATTGATTGAATTCTGGGTGTGTCATTTCTGGTAGTCCTCGCCAAAAACTATCTTTGGATCAATCCCAATAGAAGAGAGAAAATCATCCCCTTCCTTCCCTTCCTTTCCCTTAGACTCCCTTCCCTTCCCTTCCGGAGGTGAACGCTCAGCGAACGTTCGCCGTCTGTTCGGCGAATCTGGGACCTCACCATTGGGGGCTGGGTAACGGAAAGTTGGCTGGTCGATCTTCTGGTGATGCCAGCCGGTGACTTGCCAAAAGTCTTTGGTATCAACGACATAGAGCTTGATAAGTTCTTGGGTGATCAATTCCTGGATCATAGCGGAAATAGCCTCGTCGTCAAACGCATCGCCCGGGAAAACTTCCATCTTGATCCGCTTGATATTTGCCGGGTGCCGGCCGCCGTCGTCCGAGAAGTTCCAGAGCCCAATAAACAGTAG